AGCGTTGGGGTATGCGTCAAGTAATCCCGCAAAGGAACTACCGCCAAATAGTCCAAGCCCTAAACCGATACCGATACGGGGCATATTAATAACCAATTACTGAACCTGAAGAGATTACAAATCCCGTAATGGTTGAAGAGTTACCCGCTGAAAGGTATGCACCTTGCTTAAAGGTTACACCACTCATTCCACGAGCTGAAAGAACATTTGTTCCGTCTACGGAGAATGATGTGAAAACGGTATCTTCTTGAACAACCAAAGCGTTGTGATTTCTCAATGTCTGTGTGCCTGATCCGTAGCGAATGAAGGCTGCACCTCCAGCGATGATATCTGTTGAACTGCTCATATTATATGTATTTTTTCTGTTAAATTCGGGGTGTATTCATCTTCCGTGAATGTCTTTTGAACCTTCAGGATTCCAATCTCGCACAAGATACCTCCAGCAGTTGAAACACTGTATTCGTGTTCCCCTTCCAATAGGGTTGCGGTAGTGCCTTCAATGAACTGAAATTTATTATATCTCTCCGTGTGAGTTGAGACATCGGTCAATGTTCTTGTTACGATGGTTTCAGTTTGACGATGGGTGAAGGTAAACACATAGGATGCAGCACTTGCCTTTTCAGTCAATGTGAGATACCAAAACTTTGTTTGCCCTTTGTTAATTACCAACATCTCTACAAAATAGCGAGAGTCAAAATATGTAACAAAAAAGGGAGAGCAAAACGCCCTCCCTCTTTGACCTATGAAACAAGAACCAATTAGATACCCAAAGCGGTAACAACTGAACTCTGCAATTTGTAGGGTGCTTCAGCCTCAATTGCTGAAAGAGTAACTTCATAACCGTTGGAATCTCCCATAGCAGTACCAGTGTTTGCAACCATTGCAGTCACATCACATCCGTACTCCTTACCAACCAACCAATATTCATCGTTGTTGTTCTTAACGATGCAATAGCAACGACCTTGAGCAAGGAGCTTCATTTCGTTACGCTTGGTGGTTGACAATCTGCGAAGTTTGAAAACAACATCCGATTGATTGAATGATGTTCCGTTCTCAACAGATACATTGGTGGTGATGGTCAATGATCCAGTACCTTTCGGCAACTCGTAATCGTAAACATCACCACTCGCAACGGTTGTGCCAGTTACTTCACCACTTGCAATTGTGAATTTGGAATCAACCCAAGTGATAAGGTGGATTGATTTGATACCTCCGACTGCATCCTTGCAATCAAGAGTGAATCCTTGTGTGAGTAAACAGGGCATATTTTATGAAGATTAAAGGGTGAAGTAAACGATTTCTCCGGGGAATGCAACTTGCACACCAGCCTTGAAAGTGAAACGAACACGAACTTCGTCAGAATCTTCAGAATACCACATCTTTACGATTTCTTCCTCGTTGATCAAGTCAGTACCCATAAAGAAGTTGCTCAAAGAACCAGCGTGAATTTTGTTAGTTCCGTTCAAACCACCAACACCGATAATTCTCATATTAGTACCGGGGTAAACCATATCCATTGAAGTGGCAGCATCGGCAACATAGTGAAACAAGTTAGCGTTCTTCAAGTTAACCAACATCAACTTGTAAACATCAATACCAACGAAACAAACCAAGTCATTCTTTTCAGCAACGGCAGCGGGAATGTTAGCGTAGATTTGATCCAAGATGTCATCAACATTCGCAGCAGTTACGGTTGTGAAAGTTGTTGGAGCAGCGTTCGCCAATACTGGAGAAGCGGCAGAAACGATTTTGGTGAATCCGTCAAAACGGTTCAAGTTAGGGTTACCTGAAGCGGTATCACCTTGCCACATTGCAACTTCCAAAGTTTGTGCAATAACTGCAGCCTTTTCAGCACCTACTTGCTCTTCAAAAGGAATCATTGTTGGTGAACCGGGCATGATTTGAGTTTGCATCCACTTTGCTTCCAAAGTTTTAGGACACAAAGTCTCTTCAACTTTCACTGCACCAACGGTGATAGTGCGTTGAGTGAAGGCGGTTGTACCTGATGGATTGTAACCACAACCGTCTGCTTGGAAGAAAACAGTTGAAGCAAGGATGTTCAAAGCAGATGCAGATTTGATACCTACTTGAACTTGGTTAGAAGATTGCAACAAGGTTGCAGTTTTGCTCCCGAAAAGAGCCTTTACCAACAAATCAGTTGACTGTTCGTTGGTGTAGTTTGTGAGTGTTCCGACTGAAAATGCCATGTTTTTATTTGTTTATTGCGTTTTTGAATTTTTTAAGTGCTTCAAACTGATCGTTCTTCTTGTTTGAAATGGGGGTTTTAATTGGGTTTTCGCTTGGTAAGTCAGCAACTTTCTCAATCAAGTCAATTGCTTTGCTCATTGCTTCCTTGTGCTTGATGTTAGATGCAGACAAAGCCACAACCTTTGCAGACAATTCTGCGATTGCACTTTCCAACTTTGATACAACATCATTGAAATGAGATACGGTTGCAAACTCTTCTTTGGCTTCAATCTCAATTTCAATTTCGGGTTCAACGATTTCAGTAACGATACCGTCAACAGTTGTAACCAACAAACCACCTTCAACCTCGTGAGTTGCGTCAGGTGCTGGAATGTCGCCTTCGGCAGTTTGTACAAAGATGGCAGTACCTACCGCCAATTCCCCATCATAAGAAATGACAGTGCCATCAGTTAAGGTAGCAGTTGCCATCTCAACCTTTTTTTCTTCTTCGGAGAATCCCAACATCGTGCGGATTTCCTTGAGTGTTTCTTTTGCGTTCATTTTGATATAAATTAGATTTTGTTTTTAATTGTTGCAATTTTACTTTCCATTCCACTTGGAAAGAATCTCTTTCATCTGCTCAATCAGTTGTTCTTCTTTGTCTTCGGGGAAATCAAAAACACCCTCTACAGAGAATCCTTTGAACTCACCTGATTTCACTTTTGCCCACACATCATCGTTGTCAATGAGATAAGAGACAAACCAACTACCATCGGCAACTTCTTCAAATCCCTTCGGTGGCATCACACCTCTTTCACGGTCAATGATGTATGATTCAAACAAACTCACGCCATTCATTATGGGTGTTTTGTGATGTGCGTTCACGGAGTTGTACTGGTTTGACCTCGCCCATTTCTTGGCAATCTTGAAGATAGATTCCTTGTCAAATACCACATAGTACTCACCACGGATGTCATCTCTGCGATAGATGGGTAAATCCGCAATCATCGCAGCACCAGTCACGATTCTCTTCTCCTCATCTTGGATGGCAAATTTACTCGCTGACAATTTGCGTTCTGTCCAACGCAACATCTCTTCACCGCCCCACAACAAATATGAGATTGTTCCACAAGCGGTATCATCATCGGGGTTGTAGTATTCCTTTGCTCTTGATAGGTATGAATAGATTCGTTGAACTGTATCATCACTTATCGGTTCACCTTGAGCCAATTGTTGACCTCTCACCTTGCCGACTTGAGTTGCACATTTGTTGCCGTTCTCCTCGTTCAACCGGATACCTCTTTCGGCATTGGCTTTCGCCCCTTCAGGATAATCCGTGTAACTCTCAAACTTTGATTGATACATTGAATAACAAATTGCAACGGCTTGTTCACTATCCTTGCCTTCGCCAATCATTATGGGAATACATCTTTGAATGAACTCTTCTTCACTCTCGTTTGGATTGGGTTCAACAAACTGCTCATTGAATGCGATAAAATCCTTTTGAATGGCTGCGTTTTCAACGAGAGAAACAAAGTCAATGCCCGTCTCCTCGTCAAATTCGTTGATGTCTAATTTGTAAACTGGTAGTTTCATCTTATTCAAATAGCGTTATTTAACAACGGATACTCTTTTGGCGTTTCCGACTCTTGCTTGTGTGCGTGAGATATCACCTTCAGTCACAAATACTCTTTGTTCAAATCCATTTACTTGTGGCAAACTTGAATTAATTGTTGGTGCTGACATTTGTGGGAATCCTCCTCCACTCATTGGTGATGCGGATGGAGCATTTGGTGATGTATATTCTGTTTTCCCAATCTTTTTAATTTGTGCGAGTCCAAATGCTGCCGCTGCTGCTGCTTGAATAAATGGATATATTGGTACTGCTGCGGTGATTGGTGAATCTTGTGCAGTTGTAAAAGCGTTTTGAGTTCCTTCAATCGTTGACAATATTGTTGACGCAATACGCAATTTTTTTTGCTGCTCAAACAATTTACGCTGACTGGCTTCATCACTTTTTTGATAAGCATCTGCAAGTTCCCCAATTGTATTAAAATAGTTTATGAAAGAATCTACAATTTCACTAAGATTCACTTTGATCAAGAGTTTAAATTTCTCTGAATCACTGTATTGCTTTTGATATGTCTGCTCTTGTAATTTGACTTTTGTCTCTTCGCCAAACTTCACTTGCTCAACTTGTTGTGTAATTCCTCTTTTGGCATTTTTTAAATCCTTATCACGCAATTCTTGACGCTTGTAATTGTAAATGTTCTCAAGAACCAACAACGCCTCTTGATTGGTTACATATTGTTTACGAGCATTCTCATACCATTGTTTCAATTGCAATAATTCTCTATCCGCTTCGTCAGCCTGAAGAAGACGCAACTCTTGATTTAGTGTACGAACCGCATCCAGTTCTGCTTGTCTTTGCTCTCTTTTTTGTTTTGCTCTGTCAGCATCGGCTTTTGATTTTGCTTGGTCTTTGGCTTCATCCTCATCTTTAAGTGCTTTTATCTCTTTATAAAGTTTGATTTCACCATTGCCCAATTGCTCTAATCGTAAAGCATTGTCCTGAAGTTCTTTTTTTAATCTTTTCTCCCTTGATTCATCTGCTTTAATATTGCTCAACATTCTACCTTGTTCAATGATTTTGAGTTCGGTTTGAATTTGAAGGAATCTATCATTCAACTTGTTTTGTTCTGCTTGTAAATCATTTAATTCACTTTGTTTCCCAGCAAGTTCACCATTTAAAAGAATCTCTCTTTCACGATTCAATTCCTTCATACTTTGGTTGTATTTGTCTTGTTCTTTTTTGGCGTTTTTGGTTTCTTCCGATACACCAAAGATTGCAAGACGGATGTCATCCCAATATGCCACAATAGAACCAAGAGCAACAACCAACAAACCGATTCCAGTTGAACCAATACCAGCCTTGATTGCTGCAAATGCTTTCTTTGCTCCGCTGATTACCTCGTTAAATATGGCGGTAAATTGTTGTTGAATCTTCCCAAGACCTTCAAGACCTTCAGCCAATGCCATTGCACCTTGTAATTTGACCAAGGTCTTCTCCAGTTCTTCGGATTGGTTTCCAAATAATGCCGCCGCCCCTTGTGCTGCTTGGAATCCACGAGCCACACCTTGAACAACCGTGTTGATTTGTGCAAACTTGTCAGGGTTTACCGCTGCTACACGATCATTGAAATCATCCATCCTATCCCTTGCTTGTGCAAGTGCTTGTTCAGCTCTTATGGCTTCGGGTGAGAATTCACCAAACGCCATCACCGCTTGTTGTGCTTGGATGGTTAGTTCTTTGATTTCGGACTTCATTGATTTGAAGTCAGGTTTTTTGACGGTTAAGTCAATTGCTGCCGTTATTGCCATTATTTTTCTGCTATTATGAAGTAATTCACACCATCTGTTTCAAAGATGTGTGATGCCCAATGTTGATTGATTGAATGTGTATCCGCCCCGTCAATCTTTGCCGTTCCAGTTGTATCAACGGTGATGGTATGTGCGGAAGTTAATTTTTTGACTGCAAATTGTTTCCCACTCAATCCAGTTGGATCAGGTAAGGTAATTGTCTTGTTTCCACTTGTGGTATCAACCAAAAACAATCTATCGTCTTTTGTTGCCGTTGTGTTTGCCGTTACCGTCTTGACTGAACCACCACTTAAAAAGTTTGGATACATCTCGTAGTTGCCCACATAGAGTGTATCGGATTTGTTGACTTCAAAGTCCTCACAAATCAAAGCCACGCTTCCGTTTGTGTTTGTCCCAAAAACCACATCTTGCAAACCAAATCCCGAATTGTTGTTGTTGGTTGGTGACTGAACAATTCCACCGCCTACAAATACACCATTGCCCGTTTGCTGACTTCCTCCAACATTCAATTGACGAACACCCGGAGTTACTGGATTGCTTCCGCTTGGATAAATGTCACCATAAATCTCTTCACTATCTCCTCCGCCCGTTCCACTTCCAACTGTCTTGGTAGTGATGGTTGCTGGTTCAATAAACTGCTGAAGCAAGAACTCGCACAAATACACGCCATCCTCAATTGGGTTGTAATCACTAATTTGATTCAACCTCCAATACTGACCTTCAAAGAAATATGAATCAGAGAATCTCAAATTCAACCAATCCTTTGGAGTGATGCGGAAATATGCCCGTAAAATCTTGGAGTTCTTATTGGTGATTTCGCTGATAAAACGATAGTAAAAGTTTGTGAAAAGATTGGCGTTCCCATAACGATACCCAGCACCCACACCCAACTCCTTCGGCATACCAAAAAGAATATCAAATGTTGGATTGCTCAATGAGTCATAATGTATGGTCAATGGCAAAGTCGTTCTTGTTGAATATGCACTCGGACTTGCAAATAACTTCCAACTTACACCCGTCTGCAACCCACTATAATAAAATATACGAAGGTCACCATCTTTCTCCGCTTCCACATAAGACAAGACAAAGTTTCTTTGACGGTTGTCATAATTCTTGATTTGTGTTGGTGCAAAGATGACATCAATCTTCTTTTCGTTCTTGATGAATTGATTGTCTATTTTGTATGTGCGTGATCCGTATGTTGACTGATAGAGTTCTTGGTATTCCTTGTTTGATGTATCCGCACCTTGCTTGTAACTGAAGACATATGGGTTGGCTTCCAATTCACCCATAGGTACAATTTCAACTGGTTGTGAATAGTCAAGTTTAGCAGTCCAATCAATATTCTCACCATTGTAGAATTGGTCACGAGGAACACAACGCAACAACTTTGGATTGTTCTTGTCAGGTTCAATGTATAAGTTGAACATCTTGACAAAAGACATCATTAAATCACTTTGTCGTTGTTCGGAGTTTAAGAATGTGCCAAAGTCAATTGCATCTCCATAGCCAAATGTTGTGGCGTTTTGGTCATTCCAAAAAACTGAACCCGTCAAAAGTCCTAATTGAAATTGTGCATTGGTTAGATAATTACCACTACCACCATCATAGAATCCTTTGAATCTTATAGTCACCAAATCACCAGCATTGCAATTGATGTTTGGGAATGTCACATAGGATGTATAATTAATGATACCCGTCAAATCACCTACACTCTCCCAAGATATATCAATCAACTTTCCATTGACATAGATGCCAATCTCCATCGTGACATTTGTATAAACGCCAAATGGAATCGGAGTGATTTGAGAAGATAGGTCGGCATTGAATACATAATTGCCCGATGTTGGAACTGTATAAACGCCCGTAGTGTTGTTGTAATCCCCACCATTGTCAAAGTTGCTACCAGTTGAATCATCTTGGAATATCATCGTGCTTCCATTCTGCAACAATTGAGCAGTTGTGATTCGTGATGCTTGGAATTGCCTTCCCGATATTGTGGTAGATGCCAAAGACAATCCGTTTGGTGGGGATAGAATCAACCGCTTGAATCGGTCATCATTGAAATACGAATCGTTCGTATAAGAGAATCCCGTTCCGTAGAATATTTTGTCAACAATAGTTTTGGCATACAAGCAAGGAGTCATCCCAATAACGGCAAAATCCGTGATGTTCCTGATGTTGGAATACCCTTTGTCAATCATCGCATACATATAGCCCTCTCCATAAGCAAAGGGTTGTGGCGTTCCGTTCTTGATGATTTGGTTTGACCAAGAATCTACTACCACACCACTTGACAAAGTGTGGTTGTATTCGCTGAAATCCAACAAATTCAGTTTGCGTTCTGCAATGGTGGTGAAGAAGTCCGCAGATTGCCCGTGACAAGTTACCTCATATGTGATGTGTGTTGAGTCATCCACCTTGATTGATAGCAACCTCAAGAACCCTCTCAACTGCTCAACTCCGTCTGCGTAGATGATGCAATCGGCTTTGATGTTTGGATTGAATGATGTGCCATAAACCGTCTGCTCAACCTCAAAAAGATGAGAGAAGATTTTGTTGTTTGTGGCAGTACCCGGAATCTCAATTGTCTTTGACCATTCGCTTTCTCTTGATTGTGGTTCACGGATGTCTGCGATAGATCGTGTGATAAATATGTTTGGGTTTTGGATTATATCCAAAGGTTGCCCATCAACCAAAATTTCTATCATTGGCGTTGGCGTTTTGATTCAAAAGAATAAGTCATATCAAGTTCAATGAAGAACGCATTGTCCTGAATGTGTTTTTTGACCTCGTAGTTTGTTGTATCTATATTCACCGCAACCAATGTACCATCGTAGGCATACACGACTGGAGATGTGAACAAATCAAGCAACCATTCGGATTCCGCTTCCGTAATCCAATTGCTAAACAACTTCACTCGGTGAGTCATATTGGTGTCGTAGGTCTTTTGCTTGAATGCTGATGTTGAATAACCGTATGTCGCACCCAATGTATATGGGTTGGCTTTGAATTGCTTTCTTTGAATGTCGTAATTGTCACGCCTCACTCGGTTAAATCGGAATGAGTCAAATCCACCCAATGAGTTTAGGAAGAATAAATCTGTTGTATCGTATTTGCTACACTCTTCAATCAGGTTCACACGATAGGTTTCGGATAGAACCGTTGCCCCAAGTTTTAACTGGATGTCATAGTATGTCGCTGCACCGGGGATTGACAATTGGCTTCCTGATGGAATCCGAACAACCTTTGACGATGGCAAGGACAAAGTTTGTGTGGATGCATCCGAATAAGTGATCAAGGCAGTTGTTGCCGTGTTACGAATAGCGTAGAGCCAATCCTTTTGACTGCGGTGAATTGTCTTGCTACGGATGGGAGTCAAGAACAAGCCATTGCCATCCATCGTGTATTGACCATTATAATTGACCAAGTCAAGTGCGTTGAGTGATGCGTTCCACACGCTTCCAGTTGCCGAAGTTAGATTGGTGAATTCAGTAACTGAACCGGTTGCAGATGTGGAATATTCATACCCAAACTCCACCTTGTAATCCATTATTGAATTTGTGCAACCACTTGCAAGGGTATCGTTGTAGTTCCAGTCAAATGAAACATAATTCTCAAGGATGCGACCAATGTTGAACACTCCCTTGTTAGTGCTTCCAAAGTAAATTGGTGCTTTCAGTTTTGCAAGTGATGTTGTGCTTTGTTTGACCTCTGCAATGAACTTGAAATTGTCCTTTGTATAGATACCGCCTGATGACTCTGTGATTACAAAGTTAGTATCGTTATACGCTGGAGCATATTCGTTGGGTTGTTGAGTGATAGATAATGCCACAATCAAAAATAGCACTCGTTGGAATGCGTTCCAAATGTGCATCAGGCGTTGCACAATTTATGCGTCAATTGCATATTGATTGCACAATGTGTCTTATAGTACGCAAAAGCATATAATTTGTCCGATATATAACACATTATACCCGAATGCGTATAGTTATGATGGACAAATCAGACATAAATACTTTGCAATCAGTAGTGATTCCCAATACTTATTGCAACAAATGACTTTTAGGAATGAATGTACTGGAAAAATTCATGCATTTATTCGGGTAATGACCGAGTATAGTGGAAAAATTTGACAACTAACATTTGCCAGTAATCCTATAAATTGGCAATAATTTGAAATACTGCCGTAACATATTTGCACTATTATTTGTTACCGATAGGTATTATACCGCTCGGTATCACAACATCTCGTGCAGACAAGCCACAACATAGGCATTGAATCCCTTTGTCGCTGCTTGTTCTATTCGCTTCTGTCTCTCTTTGGTTTTCTGCTTATAGAATGCAATGGTGTTCAGGAACTCAATCAACGGCATCTGCAATATGGAATCCCACTTTGTCCTATCACCTTTGACAATCTTGTCAACCAATTCCAACCACGCCAATGGACTTACGCTTCCTTGCTCAATTGGTTCATCTCCTCCTTCAAATAAGTTAGGATAGTTTCCAATAGTTTTGGATAAACTGCCGAAAAAAAAACTGCATAGGAATAAGCGGTGGTAACTGGAAGTGATAGAAACAATTCACACTTATCTTGATAGTGTGCTTGTGCATCAATTACCTTCTTTGTCCTTCCAAATATATCAACCTCATATGTAAGCAATGACATCACCTTGTGAAGTGAATCAATCATATCTCCGTTGAACACTTGTTGAAGTTCAATGAAATGGTGACCGCAAATCTCGTTTGTTGTTTTTGCCAATTTCCAACGCTTCCCACGATGTCGGAAAGAGAATCTCACCTTGTCGTTTGGTAGAGTGTTCAAGAACTCCAATTTCTTAAACTCTGTTGTAAGGTCATCAATCGGCATTGATTCTACCTTGTCCATTGTCCAATCGTTAACGATGGCAAGGATGTTCATTGTCCGTTCAATGTTGGACATATCACGACAAGAGTGTATCTCTTGCAGTTGGTGGATGGTTATGTTGTTCCAGTTCATAGCGTTTCAATTTGTAACGGTTTAAGCAAAAAAGAATGTTCCAGGTCTATTGTGTTTTTTGCAATCGTTGGCAAGTGCAAGGGAGTTGACTGCGTCATCGTGAAGACCTGATGGTGCGGTATACCTAACCCCATTACGAGTGTATTCAAATTCAAAGTTTTCTAATTCCCCACCATAGGGATTTTCGGGAAATTTTATGTTATTGCCTTGAATCTCCATCACCAAACTTTCAATCAATTGTTGTTTGCTTTGGCTTGTGTACTTGAATCCAAATATCTTTGGCAATACCTTTTGTAAATCCTCCACGATTGGATCACCTAAACCCGTTGCGTCTATATAGGCTGGTGTTTTGCCAACAACTGAAATGATTTTGTTCTTGGTTTGTGTCCAATCGGCTTGGAATCTGTCCGTATAACACACACGATTCTCGTTATCCAATCCGGTTATGACTGTCCAATCCGTATATTTTGCAAGGTCAATGCCAAATGCTACTGGTGATTTGTTGCTTAATGGTGCTATGCATCGGTGGATTGCATCAATTCCGAATGGGTTTGTCTTGTCATCCGCTGGTTCTGCCAAATACAACTCGTTGAAGACATGAAGTGGGAGATCTCGTTTGGCTTGTTCAACCTCCTCAAGTTTGAGAATGCCTTCCTTGACCGCATCATATGCCGTTATCTTGAAATACTTATATTCATTCTCCCCGCTTCTTGCCCTTTCGCCTAATTTGTAAAACCAATTCTTCTTTCCTTTGACATTCCCAATCAGTTTGCATTTGCCTTGTGTGGCAGTTAGGGTTGAACGCATAGCATACCACGATTCCTCTCTCATCCTTGATGCCTCATCAATCACCGCAGCGTAGACATCATCCCCATACAAGTTGTCCGGCTTCTCACCTGATTTGAATTCTATCCTTGCACCCGTTGGAAGGGTAAGCAAAAGTTTGGTTTCATTACTGATGAAGAAGTTCTTGTCTGTGACTTGTGACTTCATCCTTCGGAATGCAATCTCCGCTTGTTGGTAGACGGGTGCAACCCACCACACCGATTGATTCTCCTTGCACTTCAACGCTTGTTCAAATAACCATATGATGTGAGATGCCGTCTTGCCCGTCTTTGTACTCGCAGCAGTAATGGTAAAACGAGCATCACAATCAAGGATGTCTTTTTGGTAACTCGTGACATATGGTCTTTGATAGGTTATTTGCATAAACTTTGGTAAACACTTAATCGTGTTAGGTTGTGCAGTTCAAGGTTGTGGTATGTATCACAATAGATGCGATTTGATTCGCCCATTGATTGTCTCACAGAATGACCAGCATCAATCAACTTCTCAATGGATGCTTTCCAGTTGTTTTGGGTTGCGAAGATTACACCATCATTTCCCGTGTGATATAGGTATGGGTAAACTGCCGAACAGATGATTGGCAAAGAATAGGCAGCGGCTTCCACAATCTTCAACTCCGATTTGCAGTTGTTAAAGTGGTTGTCCTGAAGGGGTGCAAGTACAAAATCAAAGTGCTTGTAGACCTCACCGTATTCAAATACCGAAGTGCCTTGAACGATGTTGGCTTTGGGAATCAGTTTGACGATGTTGTTCCAATGATCACTCGGAGTGTATCCGCAAATGTAGAAATCCACATCCATAGAATTGATGTCATCAGCAATGAGCTTCAAATCCTCTTCGTGTGTGATTCCACCAACCCATCCTATTTTCACTCTCTCGTTCTTCTCCTTTGGTTGCTTCCATTGGTTGTGAGATGTATCCAAACAGTTTGGCACAATGTAGACATTCTCATTGATTGCCCTCACTTCATTGGCGAGTTTTTGAGTTGTGCAGAATACCGCATCCGCATAGTTGATGGCATCTTTGATGGCGTTCTTGATTCCTTTGCGATATGCCCAATATGCTGGGTTGTATTTTGGTAACACCCAATAATCATCCACATCAATCACATAAGGCTTCCCGGCATCCGTGATGCGTTTCAAGACATCGTACTGGTTCTTTCCAAGCCATCGTGAGAAAACAATCACATCGTAGGGTGCAAGGTCAACCGTCATCCACTCGGCTTGTGATTGACAAACATCAACCTCGGCTTCTCCGTTTATTTGCATTCTCAAATGTGGTGCGTAGATGCGATGGTAAACCACACCATTGATTCCGTCTGTTAGTATTAAAAGTTTCATAGGGTATTGAGTAAGTAATTAAAGCCTTGATTTGTTAGATAGTCAAAGCCATTGTTTACGGGGATAACATTTGGTGAGTGAACACATACCTCAAGCAATCTTTTTACCTTCATTTGCTCTGCGATGGCGTAGGTGCTTGACTGATTCCCAATGAACGCCTTGCAACTGCCAACAATGGTTGCCAACATCAAAGCATCCTGACATTTTAAGAGTTCACAATCCAACTTCCATCTCTCCGTGAATGCGATGTATTCCGATTCGTATCCAAAAAAAACGCACTTGTGTTCCTTCAATGGGAAATAGTTGATGTCGTGATTGCGATAACGAGCAGAGAAGTTCAAAAGAATCTTGTCCGCAAAGTATGGGATCCGCTCACTGGCTTCAATGCAAGGTTCGTGAAGGTCTGTGATTAATTCGGGATAGATAAGGAAGTGATTCCGTCTCAAATCACCAGCAGCGAGATTCAATCCGTGATGCCTGAACTTATCAAAGTCATACCCCATATCCATATGTGAGTGCATCTCAACCTTTCTAATGTAGGATTGATGCTCAAGTAATGGTTTGATATATTCGTATGAGTTTAAGTTCATACAGTATCCTCCGCTTGGATGACCGGAAACAGTATTCTGCTCACGG